AACCACTGAATCCTTGAGATCCTGTAGGGCCAGTAAATCCTTGACTACCGGAATTACCTTTCTCTCCAGTAGACCCTTGATATCCTGTGTAACCATTTTTTCCTGTAGGGCCTCTTTCGCCTGGACATCCCTTTTCACCCATAGGACCTCTTTCGCCTGGACATCCCTTTTCACCCATAGGGCCTCTAGGACCTCTTTCACCAGGGCACCCCTTTTCGCCATGACAACCTTTCTCACCTGGATATCCTCTAGGTCCCCGCTCCCCATCGCATCCATCTTTACCGTCTTTACCATCTTTTCCATCACGCCCATCCTCGCCATCCTCGCCATCTTCACCGTCTTTACCATCTTGGCCATCTTGACCGTCTTCGCCATCTCGACCATCTTTTCCATCTTTTCCATTACGTCCATCGCGACCATCTTCTCCTTCTTTACCGTCTTCGCCATCCTTACCATCTTTTCCATCTTTACCGTCGCGACCATCTCTACCGTCTTCACCATTTTTACCATCTTTACCATCTTCACCATCGCGACCATCTTTACCATCGCGACCACATTTACCATCTTTTCCATTTTCACCATTCTTACCATCTTCACCGTCACGTCCAGGTTTTCCATCTTTACCATCTCTACAACTACGACTATTTTTACCAGATTTCCTGCGTTTATTTATTTTTTTGCAACGACTATTTCGTTTTGTGCGACAATTTCGTTCACTTTCATAATCGCAGTTATTTTCATTTCCGCAGTTTCGTGGGTTAACATATGAGCATGACTCTTCGTCTGAATCGCAGTAATCGCTTTTAGGCATATATAATTAGATATTATATATATAAAATATCTAATACTAAATATTACACAAAAAAAATAATATTGGCTAGAATTACGCAGCCAGTATTTACAGTGTTTGATCATGGCATTACTGTTCTAATTTTTGATGTTTTGTTTTTAATACATTTAAAATTGTCATCATGTGCATAACCTGGTTTACATTTTGCAACACAACGGCGAGTCTTTGGATTACGTTCTTTTCCTTCAGTGCATGGTAATTCTATTTTATCTACAGGAGCGACCTTAATTTTAACACATCTTCCGTTTTCATTGCGAATTTTACCCTCATCGCATGGTAATAATCTTTTATCAATAGGCGCAGCCTTTATTTTTACACAACGGCCTTTCTCATTGCGTATTTTTCCTTCTGGACATTCGCCAGGGGTAGCCATAACAATGTCAGGATTAGGTTTTACTACTTTTTTAAATATTGTTAGTGGAATTTCTTGAATAGGAGATTGCACTTCGTTATCAATTACTGTACTATTTCTTATTTTTTTATTATATTTATCAAGGATGCCGTTTTTCGTAAGTATTTCTTCCATTTCTTTTAATGCTTCATCAATAAGCGGCCTGTATTTTAATTCAGGTTCAATCATTTTACCATATAATGCTTTTAAATCATTTGATAAACTAACCGATAAAAATCGTTTTGCTTGATAAAACCAGTAATTTAAAGCAATACCTAATCCAAAAACGTCGATGGTACACACACTATGTTCTAAGAATTTTGGATACTTTAATTCTTTCATATTTTCTTTTATTGTACGTTCGTATCCAAGTACATAATTTGAACATTCTTGTTGATATTCAGATAGAGTTGCATATCGATTTAATGAATAATAGAAAAAATGTTTTGATTGGTCATAATATTTACCTTTTTCGTTTGTAATTTCATTTTTTAACTCTTTTATAATTACTTCTTGTGCTTCAGGATATCCAGCTACATTATCAAATTCTGTTTTATTTATGAATTCTACTTCCCATGGATAAGACCAGTGAAATAATGCAAAGTCATATTTTGATGCTTTTGCTTGTCTAATGATTTTATCTCTAGAAGCCATTAACCCAAAATCAATAAAATTTAAACGATTTGTTTTTTCATTGTAGACGATATTTTGTGGTTTTAAATCGTGATGAACTAATCCATGTTCTTCGAATACTTTTAATCCATGAAAAAGACGTAATGATTCTAGCAAAAATTTCTCGCATAGTTCTTCACTCATTTCCGAAACAGACCATTCTCTCATTTTTTTGGTGTAATCTTCTAAATTTATACCGCCATCTCCCATAATAAGAAGTTGATATTTGGTTAAATTTTTAATTGCATCACTACCTATTTTACACTTTTGAATAGATTTAAGGTTAAAAACATTTCTTATATCCACGTCACAATTTTCAGGTACTCCTAAATAATATTCATTATTTTTATCCGCATTACGAACTTTATCATATTCTTTTAATTCTTTTTTCGCATCTTTATCTCTTAATAATTTTGATACTTTATTATCATAGGAAATGTTTGGCGAATCTTTACATTTTAAACTAGGTTTATGTACACAACCATATGTTCCTTCACCAATTACATCCGAAACCTTTTTTTCCATAATGTATATATTTTATATATTATGTTATGATTTTATTAAGAAATAGTTATTAAAATTACTTTTCCATCCTGACAATCTTTTTTACAATAATCTATCTCTTCATTATTGCAGCAATTACTGTGGTTATGGCGGTGAGAATGATTACTATGTTTTATTTCCTTTAATTTACTATGACAGCTACTACATTTATAATGCTCTTGTTTTTTAGCACATTTTCTATGTTTCTCTTTTTCACAACGTTTACATTGGCAAGATTCAGATTCACTATCTGACGTATCATAATCTCTATTCGAACAATATCTATTTCTAGGCATTATATTGTATACGGCTAAATTCTAAAGTATAGATATTTTTATTATCAATTACATAGTCAAATAAATGTAAATATAAAATTGTAACACTATTATTTGTACTTCGAATAATAATTTCGCATAATACTATATATGAAAACTAGTTACAAATCTAATAGAAAAACAAATAAAAAAAGAATAAAAGGTGGAAAAACCATTAAAAAAATGAACTGTAGTCCTATAGTAGAAAATAATACACCAGTAAAAGGTAGTTGTTTCACAGCGGATGCACTAAAATTATTAAAGGATTCTTATAATAAATATCATGAAAAAAATCCTATAAAATCTGAAAATTCTGTTAGCATTTGGAAAGATCTAAAAGATAGATTAAAAACATGTGATAAAGAGGATTGTTGGTTAGAGGAAATCGAAGATAAAAACTTACGTAAAAAGTTGGATGAATTTATTTTTGCACCTGATCATCCAGAGGAATGGAAAAAGAAACCAAATGAGTGGTTATCGAATTTTGATATTATGGATGTTCTTAAACAATATATGTTAAAATATCCTAATTTTTATGCACCACAGCCATCACCTATTGATTTTGATAGTAAACCGAATGATATGTTTGGACAATGTGTATCGAATGAACTATGTACATTTAATTTAGAAAAACATATCAAGAATGGAAAAACAAAATTTGGTTTAGTATTTAATTTATCTCCTCACACAAGTAGTGGTAGTCATTGGGTATCTTTATTTATAGATGTAACTGATAAATTTATATTTTATATGGATAGTGCTGGTAACAAAATACCACGCCAAATAAATACTTTAGTATCCCGGATAATCGAACAAGGTAAAATATTAAATTCTCCTATTGAATTTACTTATTATGAAAATTATCCTATGGAACATCAAATGGGTAATAGTGAATGCGGTATGTTTTCTCTATTTTTTATTATAACAATGATTACTGATAATGCAAATGGCAAGAGTATGAAGAATATGAATGAGAAAATAAAATTCTTTAAGGAAAAACGTATTCCAGATAAATATGTATTTCAATTCCGTAAAATATACTTTAATGAAAAATAATTTATCTTTATAATATAGAATGTCTGTTCCTGTAGAAGCTGAAGGTATAACTACTGAATCAAAGGAAATATATGAAATAAGAAAGAGGGATAAACCATTAGATGATAAAGAAAAAATGCGTAGAGAAATAAGCACATATTTAACGGAAAAATTATATCCTCTTCCATATGTAAATAGTAAGGGATATCGTATTGGGAATTATCATATTTTAATCAATAAAGATAAATTACCCTTTTCTAGTACAGATCAAGTGGATCATTTCCTTTTTAATTTATTTAATTATGTAAAAGCTGTTCCTCATAATAATAAACCATCGAATGAATTTAATAAAGAGTTTTTTAAAAACTATAAAGAAGATGTATTGTTGTTTACGCCTATAAAATATCCTGAAGATGAAAAAAATGGTCAAAAGAAAGGAGGTAAAAAACAGAAGCGAAAAACAAAATCCAAAAGTAAAAGAATCGTACAAGAAAAAATCGATAATAATAATATAAATAGTATTTACTATATTATTATACATGGCACTATTTGTTCATCCAACAAATCAAACATTATTATGGACCGTAGTTAAAAAAAATAAGATGGTAAATGATTATTTTATGTTTTATCCACGTGAAAAAGATGGTTGGTTTAAATCAATAGTTCAATTGTTTTATGAAAAAAACAATAATCGCACATTAAATTCAACAGATTTATTATTATTGAATAAGGAAACAATAAGTTATATGATTCAGAGTATAAAAGATAAATTTCCACAGCAACCAACTACTGATGAAACTTTTTTGAAATCATATTCGATTACTGAAAATAAAGTAGAGAAAATAGGAAGTCAGTTCTCTGAAAAACAATTGGAATATAATTCTTTATTTGAAAAAAAAACTCCTGAACAAATAGATTTTGGAGAAACACAAGATAAACCTCTTTCGAATATGGATGAATTAATTAAAAGACATATGGAAGAAAGGGAAATGGAGTTAAAAAAATATGCACCACTTCCATTAGTTGATCCTCCATCAACGCAAGCCAAAATAGTTGAACCTAATAAATTAAAAATAGATAAAACAGCAGAAAACGTTAATATTCAAATTGAAGAAATAGATCAACCTATAAAAAAATCAGTTACGTGGTTTGATGAATCAACAAATGAAAAAATAGATAAACAGCAGGTAGAAATTAATGAATTAAAAGAACAAATACAGAAACTCGTTGAAAAAATAACCCTTTTAGAAAATAAATCGAGTCAACAATAGAAATAATATTTAGATATTATATATGTCGTCAAGAAAATCTGCTTTAAAGAAAGAACAATCAAAAACACAAAAAACAAAAAAGAGGGTTACTATTAATATTGAGAAAAATGAAGGGTTTAATGATAATCCAGAACCTATTACTCCAAGAAGTAAATCTCAACGATGGGTAGATCCTGAAGAAGCTGATAGAAATAGAATTTTAGCTCGTAAAGAAAGACATCAAAATGAAGCGAAGGAAAGAAATTTTTTAAGAGCACGCAGAAACACACCTTTTATAGCTGCTGAAATTGCGCGTGGAAGATTTAGAACCGAATCTCATACATCTCCAATACCAAGTGGAGTTATTGAACTTCGAAGAGGAACACCTATTCCACCATTAGTAAGAAGAGATACTGAAGAAAGCAAAACTTGGAGAGAAGTCAAGGGAATAAAAAGATCAACCGTCAGAAGAGGACCTATACCTTCCATAGTTGATTCTGTTTTTCGTTTTTTTGGTAAGAAAGGAGGCAGAAATACTCGTAAAAATAGTAGAAAATAATGATATAAACAATATTTATCAATATCATTATTATGGAACTTTTAAAGAATACTCTTTTTATTAATTTAGAACATCGTAAAGACCGGTTATCTCATGTAAACCAAGAATTAACAAAGCTAGGAATTGAAGGAGAACGTGTAAATGCTGTAAAAGCAAAAGTAGGCGCGATTGGTTGTTCGTTAAGCCATATTCGTTGTTTAGAATTAGCAAAACAACGAAATTATGAATATGTTTTTATTTGCGAAGACGATATTACGTTTACGAATCCCGAATTACTATTAGAAAACCTTAAGAAATTCCAAGAGAATGATAAAATATTATGGGATATCATAATTATTGGTGGCAATAATGTCCCTCCTTATCATAAAGTGAATGATTATTGCGTTCGTGTTTTTTATTGTCAAACTACAACAGGTTATATAGTAAAAAACACATACTATGATACGTTAATAAAGAACTTTAAAGAAAGCGCTAATTTATTAATGAAACATCCTACAGTTGAAGGTAAAAAGAAATATGCTTTGGATATGTACTGGAAAAGACTACAAATACAAGATTTTTGGTATATGATTATACCCCCTACTGTAACGCAATATGAGAACTATAGTGATATAGAAGAGAAAGAAACTGATTATACACATTTAATGTTGGATATGGATAAAGAGTGGTATTTTGCACAGTTTAAAAAATAAGCTAATTCTAGTTTCCTATGTGCAGAAAACTAGATAAAATAACTTTATTTTTCTCTTCATATTCTTTTGTTCTAAGATTTGCGGAATATTCTTTTTCCATAATACGTTGTCTAAATTGCTGTTCTTGCATAGATAACATTCTTTCTGCTTCTGCTTTCTCTAAAGGAGTCAATGATTGTTGTCCTCGAGCTTGTTTGTATTCATCCATGGATGAATATCGTTGAATGTTATGAATATCTTTTTCGCTAACAGCAAATACAGTTTGGTCTTTATGGACTTTTCGTAAATCATCGAATTTTAATTTACTAAAAGGATCACAAACTACATAATCGTCCGAATCATCTTCATCATATAATTTGGAACCAGACCCACTATTTAAATTTTCCACACCACGATATCGTGATAAAACATTTGTGTTTTGTTGTTCCTTCATTTTGTCAAACATAATACCCATATTTTGTTTGTTTACATCACCTTCAACTCTATAAACTGCTTCATCTTTTGTGAACCATTCATTACGACTTGAATTTGGCTTTGTAGACATGTTTGTGTCAAATAATTGATTAAATTTTGAGTTAAATTCATGAGGCGACATTTCTTGAATGACAGAAGATATTTTCTTTATGGTAGATTTATTAACGTCGTTTACTTTTATAGGTTCGTATTTTGGTTCTTCCGTAGGAACAACTTGATTTTGTTTTTGTTGATTATTATAAAAATTCAAAACTACATCAAATGCCTTTTTATAAAAAAGAAAATACTCCGGGCCTAATCCTGATTTATCAGGATGTGTCATTAATACAGTTTTTTTAGCACATTTTAGATCTTCTATTGAAATATTATAAGATAATTGAAATAGATCTAATATTTCAGAAAGTTTATACATATCAATATTTAGATTATGGGTTTTTGACATATACTATATATTTTACATAGTATATATTTTTATATGTATTAAATGAAATGAAATAAATAAAATTATTACTATTATTTATATGCCTTTATCTATCATTACTGAAATAAAGGATAGAAACCACTTTGCTGAATTATTAAATTCAAATCCTGGATTATTTTTCATAAAATTTGGTGCAGAATGGTGTGGACCATGTAAAACTATTGATTCTGGTGTAAAAGTTTATTTCGAAAAAATGCCTGAAACAGTTCAATGTGCAATTATTGATATTGATAAGTGTACTGATGTTTATGCTTTCTTAAAATCAAAACGTATGGTGAATGGAATACCTGTGATTTTATGTTACGTTAAAGGTAACATAAATTACGTACCTGATGATATAATAGTTGGTGCTGATAAGAATAAAATTAATGAATTTTTTATAAGATGTATTCAAAATATTTGATCAATGTATGCTTATAAGTTAAATCTAAGTCGTTTCGTCTGTTTTTTATTTGACTTTTTATTTTTTTTACTTTTTCCTCCTACTTTGGGTGCTTCTTTAAGAGCAGGTGGTAAAACAGCAACTTGCGGTGCAGGTGGCTCATTGCTTTCTGGGTTTAAGTTATTTAATTGTTCAAGAGGAGTATTCACAATAGGTGATACTGGAACAGCAGGCATACCAACCTCAGGTTCTGTAGGTTCATTAATAATAGGTTCTTCTACAGGCATAGGTGATAATGAAGGTAATTCTGATGTACCCGATTCCAGTATACCATCTTCTTTATTTTCAGTATCCATTAAAGTTGCATATGCTAAAACCAAAGATGTAATTCCAATCATTCCATAAGCAACAAAAGGTATTGAATTATTGGGTGCATTTGTATCAATCATAGTAATAATATTTTGTCTATATTATTACTATATATTTTTCTAAAGATTTGTTTGATGCAGTATTGACAAAATATTTGTTTTGACCATTATTTCTTATAATCATATTCCCATACATTTTCCCAATCTTTATAAAGACCACCTTCGTTTATATTTGGTACTATAGGAGATGGATTTTCGTTTTTATTATATTCTTCTATTATTTTTACTTTATCAGGTTTTGAAACACCTTTATTTTCAAGTTTCTTTAATAGTTCCATTTGTCTATTAAATTTTGTTATATTAAATATAATATCGTCATCTGAACCATATTTAGATGCATTATATCTTTCATCATAACCGTGATTTTTATTAAAAAAAGTATTTCTTGTATTCATTTCTATTACATTTGAAGAATTTGAGTTCTCAAATTCTTCGGAATAACTTCTTTGTCTTTTAGGTATAGCATTCGTCGATATAGAGTCATTTAAAACTATATTTCTATTTTTAATATTCCGTAATACAAACCCAATTAATAGGGTTTTAAGGAACATTATGTATATATCTTAATAATAAAAAATATTCATACTTTATTATTATATTGTTTAAAATTTAAAGTGGATTAATTAGAATTACTTAATACTCTTATTTGAGCACACTTATTTGTCCATTTTTCCTTATCGGGCTGCATTATCGTTGTTCTTAAAACCTTTTCCATTTCCTCAGGACTATTAAAGAAAAAGGTGGACATTTCAGAATTGTTGGTACTACATACCAATGATGTTTTAAAAAATAGATGTTCATTTAATGTACCAACTCTAAATTCTGAATATCTTGCACCAGTCACTGCATCACGAATGAGAACACCAGGCGTATTTACAGTAGAATATAATTCTACCTCAAATCGTGGAATGTTTTTACCACCAAACTTAAGCTTATGATATCCCCTATCAATTTTTTTGATTTCATCTTTGTATTTCCTTTGTTTCTTGCGGTTCTCACTAAGAGATGAATATTCTGTGGAATCATCCATATAACTCTCCCTAGGTTGGAAGGGAATAAAATTATCCTCATAATCATTCATCTCAGGTTCGTGATATTCATCATCGTCGTAGGACATTAAAAAAGCTGAAAGATAAGTTTCTAACTGTATATAGATTTACTATATACTCATATGACGAGTTACCTTTATATGTTTTTTATTTATTTTATAAATTACTATGCATTTTCTAGTATTTGTTTAATTATAGAATTCTCTAGAGATACAAAGCTTTCCACATTCACAGATAGTGTTTTATCTTCATTTTTCTTAGAGTTTCTATACAAATATTCAAAGAATGGGATAGGTTGTACAGAAATATCCATGTCACTAAGTTCTTCTTCTGTAAAGTATTCTGAATTGTTTATTTCTTTGGATAAGTGTAACTGAATTACATAAATAATATAGTTCTTTAACGTAATCATTTCAGTGTCATTTCTGTATTTCTCTATGAGTTTCTTTTTAAAATTGTAATCATTCATCGATCTTATGAAATTTTGATATTCTCTGTAACCAATTTTTTGCATATTAACTTTCTCATCCACAAACTCTTGAAAAGTAATTTGGTCATAAGTATTTGAAGTTTGAGTTGGTGTGTAAATAACACGATTTTGTTTTGGTAATATGGATAGATAATCTGTTGTCAAATGAAGATAATATAGAAACAAACTATTATGTTTTTGAAATACTCTATTCCATAATTGTTTATCATTTTTAAAATTCAACACTTCATAAGCATAAATACCATTTTTAGTAGAGCAGGTATACACTTCTTTACAAAAATCAAGATAGCAAAATTTTATTAGAGTAGAACGTATAAAATTAATATATTCTTGGGAATAAAATCGATCATCTAATGAAGACATTTTAGGTTATTACTTTTAATTTAATTATTACATTCATAATCAATTTTTTATTTTAGAAAGAAATTATATATGTCTTTCCTAATTACCGATTTAAAAAAAGCAGTTAGTGAATATTTGAGTAATCCAGCAGTATATCCTATTTCTATTGAAAAAAAGGAGGAAGTTTCAGAAAATATACCAGCAACTATACCTGAAAATAATTATTTCTATTTGGATAAAGAGGATCTTACAATGCAATTTGGTTTTGATCGTGATTTATCCAAGACCTACCTAATATATATTTGTGTCTATCAAATAAATAAAACGCTAGAAAAACCTTTTATAGAATATTACGTGGAGGAACGAAGTGGCTCGTATGAATTTATTCAAAAAACTCTAGATGCTTCTCTTATAAATGAGGACGAATCTGATGTGGAAGAATATTTTTTATCACAGTGTGAACAAGCAATCAATAGCACATTTGATAAATTAAGTATTGATTATAAAGGTTTTGTTGAAATAGATGATAAAATTTATGCATTCTATGAAAACATAGGTGATCTTATTCAATCCAAATTAGGATCTTCTTTATGTATTATAGATGAAATTATAAATAAGAAAAAAATATTAAGTATACCTTTTCACGAATCTGTAATAAAATTATTCGATGAAAATCAAGAACTATTAAATATGAAAGACAATGAGGGTAATTTAATAGAGAATCCAATACTTGCGTATTTATGTAAAAAAAACGGTAATAAGTATGAAAGTGTATTAATAGATAATACTATTGACGATGTTGACATAAAAGTAAATACCGAACATTTCGGTAATAATTATTTATTTACAACAGAACCTATAAATACAGTCGGTGGTTTTTTTAGTTTTTTTTCTGGCTCTAAGAAACCAAAGAGGTTTGCATTGTTTTTAGAAAACGTTAAAAATATTGAGAATAAAGATAAATCAATATTATTATACATGACTGAAAACTCGGAAACTGAAGAAAACTATAATGAATATACATGCATTTCATATTATGATAGTGAACAAGAGTTTTGGGCTGTAAGATCCAGGTTACTATTTACAGGTGTATAGTTATACATTATCATTTGTATGATAATTATCTAAAAATTTCTCTAAAATATCTTCTTCTATATCGCTCTTTAAGTTATCTATAATTTCATCACGTAAAGGCTTACGTTCATACATAGTAACAAAGGAATCAATATAGGTGTTTATTTTTTTATTTTCAGTTTCCAGTTTTACTCGGTGTTCTTCACCTTGTTTGCGCACTACTTCTAATTCTTCAAACATCCTTCTAGATTTTTCAATATCTTCTTTTTGTTTTTGGCGTAATTCATCATCCTTTTCTTTTAATAATTGTTGTTGTATTTCGAGTAAGTTATTTTTGGCGATTAAATTTTCCTCTAAATTTACGCTATCATCGTCATCATCTGATTCCTCTTTCCCCTGTAAATACCATTTATTTCTAACTTCACTTACACTAGTAATAGTATCACATATATCAGGTTTCTTTAATCTTTCGAAATTCTTTTTACTCTTTTCGTCCTTTCCTTTAAATTTTGAGTTAAATTCATTTGTTATATTTTCTGGTATCATAGGACTTGTTTCCATTAAGCGATCAAATTCTTGACGGCATAATTTAATAAAAGGACCAGCATCCATTCTTTCTTCTGGTATTTTCGCTAATTCAATACGTATATTTCGAGCAAATTTATCCCAAGCAATAGACGATACTCGATGTGATTCATTTAATTCGGCAATCTTTAAATATTGTCCTACAGTAGTTAGAATACCAATAAAAATATTAATGCCACCAATCGCCATTGGTGAATATACCTGATAAGCAATAGGTAAACTGGTTTGAGCGAAAGATGCAGTTCCACTAATTGTAGATAAAACAATAGCTGGAATTGTAAACCATGCGTGCATATAAGAAAATTTAGCGTGAGCACGCGAATTTAACCATTTATAACATTGTGCTACATCACACCATTCTACTAAAATTCTCTCATTTTCATCTGACCAATGAACCTTTACTGTACTCGTTTCTGGGGTACTTCCATTATTTGTACCAGCTGTACTTTTTTGTTCATTTGAACGAATAGAACCTTTTTTATTTTCACTAGTTACTGATTCATGTTCAGAAGTTGATCTTGGCATTATTTCTATACTATACTTAGAAAAATCAGAATACAAAATAAAAAATATATTTTGTATTTTACTTAGACGCACCTATTTTATATTCATTTTAGTTATAGCTTCCTCAATATCTATTTCTGCTGTATAATAATTGACAACAATTTTTTCCCAATTGTCGTTTATTTGTGGTATATATTTGTACATAATAGATTGTAATTCATGCCAAAATTCAGTAGATCTACGAATTTCAGGTGAAGAATATACGGTTCTTTTTATGAAGTCCATGATATCCTCTTTAAATTCATGGTTTTCATCTGGAGTTAACCTCCAAATGTTTGCTGCAATAATAAGAGAATCTCTTGGTAAATTTATTGTCATTTTTGTTAATAAATAATATTTTTGCCTTGTTTCTAAATCAATTTTTTATTCAGATTCTTTTGCTTCCCCATTTTGAATATTTTCTATGGGTTCCACTGTATTTTCTTCTGTATTTGATTTTGGTGTTGAATTTAATGAAGGATCAGCAGGTGGAATAAAGTCAAGGTCTTCAAGAATATTTCCAATTTCAGCGTCTTCACCAATTATAAAGAAACGCGTTAATTTATCTTGTTCACCAATATCTTCAATAGAAAAGGTCCTATTAATGTTGATATTATCATCAATTTCTCTATAAAAATCTTGCATTCTCATAAATAATCGATTTAACTGCCTTTTTTGAGAAATATGGAAAAAAGATACATAGTTCAAATAAAGTGAAATTTGTTCTCTTAAAAGACGATTTTCATATTCTAAAGTATTCAAAAAATTAGATATCGAAAATCCAACACGATGATTTTCATTATAATGTTCAATAACATCAGTTTTACCTGTGGATTGTAAATACAATCTATTAATTAATAACAAAATATTAGAATGAATATCGCGGATATCATCTAACTTATATTCTTGAAAAGGTTCAAGATCTTTATAAACAGGATACGTTTTTAATTCTAATTCATCAATGCTTAAATCTGCACGGTTATCCTTAATATAATTAATAATAATATTGTATAATTTGTAATAGTCACAATACATTCTGTTATTTACAAGAGAACGAAATCTATCAATATGTTCCATTTCAATAGCAAACGTTTTGTATTGAAAATAAAAAGAATCTAGACAGAATAAAAAAATCTTTTTAGAGTTCATCTTTATCAAATCATTATACTGTGATTTTAGCTGTAAAAGCTTATCTATAACAACGCTTTTAACTTTAGCTATTTCCTTTTTTAATGTTATAATATTATCAAAATCTGTCTTTAATTTATCAATATCAAACGCGTGATTATGTGACATTATTCTTAATATAGTAGTAGAAAATTCTGTTTACTAAATCTTAATAGAAAAGAAAATAAATATATGATAATAACTTTATAGAATGGAATCTAACAGTATTACCGTAAATCCAATAATTGAACAAAATAATGATTTACATGTTGAAGAAGGAGTTCAATATCTAGATGACCCGATAAAATGTGATATTTATACTAACATTATGACATGTCTTTGTGTTATGGGTTGTTTATTTATGGTATTTATAATGTTAGGAGGGTATTACATATTAGCTGCTGGTGGCAGCAACGACCCTGCCTGAATAAATCCGGTCATGATTACTTTTTGTATAATCTAACACAGAAAAACAGCGTATTAAAAAACGATCTTTCCCATCGAAATTTGGGAAAAAAGGAGAACGACCGTGTACTGCTCTGCGATTATCAATTAGAATTATTTCCCCTGGACACAGACTATGCGATATACGATGTTTATAGTAAATATCTACTATTTTTTGAATCATACTTTCAGATTCTTCTGTTATACCAGTCATTAAATCTTGGTCAAATATAAGTTGTGGGTCAGTTAGGTCACCGTTAATAATAGGGAGAGGACCCCGCACGTCACCTTCTAAAAATTCATGTCCGTTTAATTTGAAAGATAGGTCCACCCCAGTTTTCCATAGAGGTTTACGTAATAATTCATTTTCTTCTTCGCTCATATTATCTATAATGTATTTTACGGGTAAAATATAAGTAAGTGCTTGTTTATCGCCTCGAAGACATGCTAAACTAAGTATGTCGGGTCGTAGTTTCGAAAATGCTTGCTCTGTATGTATTTCTAATTCTGTATTGCTTCCTAAACTGGTTTGGTCCTTTGCCATACTTTGAGTAGGAACAACATCTTGAAATAATCTACCATACCCTTCTGCTTCGTATGCTATTAATTCACTAAAAACATTTAATATCATACTCTGTATTTTAGCTAAGATAGTTTTTTCTCCAATTTTATAGTTATTGCCAGGCGGTGTATCTGGCAAATTATCCATATCTATGGGTATATTTTTAATTAGTAGAAATCCTGTTTCTGAACCATATCTTGCGAAATTCATTAATTTACTTATAACACGATCGTGTAAACAAAGAGATAATTTTTTTGACATCGAACAGAAAAAATCTGCATTATCTGAAGGGCTTATATTATTAAGAAGATTTGCAAAATTTAAAAAGGTTTCAATTTCATAATTATCAAGTTCTAAGATGTTATTGTTTGTGTTTTCCATTATTATACAAATAATAGAAAAAATTTACATAAGAATAATTTATTCTTATATTTTAGTAATATGTATGATATCATAATTATTGGTGGTGGTATGGCAGGTCTATATTCTGCTTACAAAATTAGAAAAATAGATCCATCAAAAAAAATATTAATACTCGAAGCAAATGATCACTTAGGTGGTAGAGCAGGTAATTTTGATTTTCATGGGCAACAAGTAGCTATTGGTGCTGGTGTAGTACGTAAAAAGAAGGATATTGTATTTATAAAATTATTAAAAGAATTAGATATCCCTTACAATGATTTTATTGCTACAACAAATTATTCAAAAACAATAGAACCTATGTGTAAAGTAAAGCAAATGTTTATGTATTTAAGAAAGGAATATAATAAAGAAAAAGATAAACAAAAAACGTTTAAGCAATATGCAACCCCTAAATTAGAAACTAAATACGGTAAAGATGCATATTTTTATTTTATAACCTGCGCGGGGTATACAGATTATGAATATGAATGTGCATATGATACACTTTATTATTATGGGTTTGAAGATAACTTTTCTAGTTGGCATGGATTAGGAATATCATGGAATCAACTCGTAGCAACATTAGCATTAAGAGTAGGTTCTCAACAAATACAAAAATCTACCAAAGTGCAACATATTAAACAATTAGAAGCATACAATGATTCTTATGAAATTATATGCGATGAAACAACTTCTTTCTTATGTAAAAAAGTTATTATTGCAACCACGATAGATACCGTTAGAAAATTACTACCTAATAAACGCATATTTAATCAAATAAAAGGGCAGCCCTTTTTACGTATGTATGGATTATTTTCAAAAGAGTCGATTCCTATTCTTAAAAATTATTGCACAACAACTACGGTGGTTCCTGGTCCTTTGCATAAAATTATTCCCATCAATGTGGATAAAGGAATATATATGATTGTATATACAGATAATGAAGGTGCAGAAATGTTAAAACCGCATAAGGATAATAATAAAAAGAATAGAGATATTTTATGTAGATTAATAGAATTGGGATTAGGAATAGAGGAAAAAACGTTAGAAATGGAAGATATGGTCGATTTTTATTGGGATATTGGTACTCATTATTATACGCCAATGAAAGGTGGTTTTAAAAATCGAAAAGAATTTTGTGATGTCGCACAATGTCCAGAAGAAAATATTCGTGTTGTTGGAGAAATGATTAGTATGAACCAAGGATGGACTGAAGGTGCATTAGAGAGTGTGGAAAATGTGATAACACCGAGTTGGATAAAATGCTGATACTAATAATTATTATATTATTCTATTATATAGAACAATGGCTGCTTCAAGTGGTTATAATCCTAATAACATTGAAAATTTTAAAAAAATAACTGACTTGAATCTACTTCAACCAGGAAAAAATTATTTAGCAACATATTATTTCGGTAGACCTAGGGAATATCATATAGCAAAATTTATAGAAGTTAAAGAAGAAGATGATGAACCAACATATTTTTTTCATTCATTATACACAAGAAAACCTACTACGACTGCTCATTGGATAAGAATTGGTGAAGAAGGTTATATAGGAAGGAGTATAGGCTTTGATGATGAAACAATACGAATTAAACCTGGTGACTTAAGTACAAGCCCAGATCCAAAAGATAGTAGTAAATGGTTTTCATATTCTCTTTATGAGTTAGGAGATCATGGAGATTTAATAAGTGAATTATTAAGACCAGAAGATGTGTATTCAAATGTTCGTGGTCATATACGAAACATATTTGAGCCAAAAACAAACCCTGATACTACAAATTTAATAATGGAGTTTGTGGGTAAAAATGGTGGCAAAACAAAAACAAAAAGAAAATCAAAAAGAAGAACATTAAAAAATAAAAATTCAAAAAAGTCGAACAGAAAGACACAAAAATAAATTATGTTACTGTTATAATTGTAATGTTTATATTTGTAAAAGATAAAAAATTGAAATGAAAAATGTAAAAGAGAATGATAACAACCTTCTCTTTTATGAACATGACAACTATTGAAAATAATATTCAAGATTCTTCGATTGAAATACATAATGATTCTTCTTCTTTACCCTTTCTTCATCTGAATAATGGAGAATATTTTGGTATTCTAAAACTAAAAATGAAAAAAACGGAGATTACAAAGCAACCCACATTCTTGAACTTTACTATTGATAAGTCTGGTTCTATGAATGACATTAGTTCTGGAACAAAAAAGATAGACTACGTAATACAAACCTTTATAAATATGGTAAATTACTTTGCAAAATTGGAGAAAGAAATTTATATTCAAGTAAATACATTTAACGAAAATGTAAATAAATTGGTTGATTGTGTTCAAATTACAAAGGATAATGTGGATGAAATTATAAATAAAATTCGTGATATTAAAGCAGATGGTTCTACAAACATTGAATCTGCACTTAAAAGTACAAATGAAATTATGTTGGATTATTCTGAGAAATTTCCTGAACATCAAGTAGGTCATATATTCATGACAGATGGTGATCCTACACATGGATCAACTTCTCATGACATATTATGCAGTTATGTAAATGAAAGTTTTCCGAATATATTTGTTGGGTTTGGTGAATATCATAATGTAAATTTGCTTCGAAAGTTGAGTGATAAAAAGCTTGCTGAATATCAATTTGTTGATAATATGGAACATACTGCACTTATTTATGGCGAAGTTATTCATCAATTTATGTATCCTGCACTTCAAAACGTTGAACTACGAAGTATAAATTGCGAACTTTATGATTGGAGAAATAATATTTGGACAAACACATTGGTTGAAGCGGTTATTACTAGCGAAACTGAAAAAATATATCATATTAAAACAACAGAGCCGAATATTTCGGCAGTAGAAGTTTTTAGATTGTCTGAATTATTGGACACTGTATTATCTATTCCAGACTTAATTGATATGGAAACAAACGACATCATAAAGAACGACCTTACCAAATATGCATATCGGCAAAAGGTACAAGAGATTCTATTTAATGCAAAAGATGATCGAAATTTTAGAGGAGCCGAAAAAACAAATTTCAAGAGGCATTTGAGAGATACATTTGACAATGTTCGAAAGTATATGCGTGAAAATGAAATGATGGAGGATGGATTATTGAAAATGCTTTGTGACGATATAGCAATTTTATTTAAGTCATTAAATTCTAATTTTGCTGATATTGAAAACATTGGTAGAATAGCTCTGGCAAGACATTCTTCGCAAGGAAGACAACAAACTTATAATTTAACACCTACTTCATCTGTAAGAAATGCAGATACTCTTATTCCTCCACATACCCCTCTAAGGCCTAATAGATTAAAACGAATGCACACTGCAAATATTTATCCGACTACTGAATATAATAGTGAATCAATAGATAATAAAAGCAATGGGTTATCTTTACGAATTCCAAGTGATGATGATATAAACGAAGACACATTCGAGAAATACATCCGAAGTGGAATGGTTGATATAGATAAACAAGTAACTGTTTTCAGAACACTATCCGAAGAATCCGACGAAGTATTATCATTAGAGGATAATATTGAGAGTTATATTCCATCCAATAACTCAACTACATGTTTTGCAACTCCTAGTGCTATTCGAACGATGAGAGATATTAGTCAAACACATACAGATGAATCAACATCTGAATTTAAATTCCCAAATATAAATTCATAATAAATTAAAACTTAAATACAACACAACTTATTATAAAAATGCATTTTTTTAGATATTTTTTTTTATTCATAAATCTATTTTCAGTAAAAAGTTTTAGTGTTTCCCAAAAGATTAATCCACCAACGTCTTTACAAATGTTTGAAATGTTTGATTTTGTTGCATCTAATAATAAAATGATTAGTTTATCCAATAAAATAAAGAAAAAGACAAAGGGGTTTTATCGAATGATACGGCCTACAAATATTTTTCCTACATTATACCTTACTTTAACTAGTGGATTTATAATGAAATCAAATATATTTCGATTATTAACTTCAAAAAGTTTTATGGCAGCAAATTTAATTGTATTATTGATCATGTCCAATAGTATGATTTTAAATGACGTATTTGATATTAATATTGATAGAGTAAATAACCCAGATCGTCCATTAATTACTGGCGACGTTACAATAGTAGAATCTATTTTAATAAGCGCTTTTATGTTTGCATTAAGTGAAATATTAAATATTATATATATACCACAATATTTGCTGCATATACCTAGATTCGCAAATTTAATGATTTTAACATACACCCCAATATTAAAACGAATAATGTTTATTAAGAATCTATCATGTTCATTATTAGTATCTTCTACAGTTTTATTTACTGGGTTATCTGCATTGAATAGTGATTTTTTAACATTAAACCCAAACGTTGGTTTACTTGTGTTAACCACACAATTAATTTTTACAGGTTCGTTGTATAACGAAGTATTATTAGATATAGCGGATATAGATGGAGATAAAGTAAATAAGATTTATACGATTCCAGTTCTGTTTGGAAAAACAGACACATTAAACATAATAGGATATATAACTACGTTTAATATTTTACTATGTTTTCAAACATTAACTAATATGTATAATTTTAAATTTGGTACCTTATTGTTTATTCTATGTTTTCCCTTTTTTAAGAACCTATATCACATAAGAAATAATAATTATTCAAAAGAAAGTATAATTTATTCAGTGAAGGGAACAATACAACCTATGATACTTACATTATTTTATTTATCGGGTTTATCAATTTTTAATTTATAATAGTGAATTTGTGATCAATAATATAAAACTTGCATTATATTTGTTAGCAGTGTTTTAATAAATATAATTTAGGATTCTACTTAATTATTAGTATTTTAATAGAGAACAAAATAGCTGTGTTATATATACTATATGAATATTGTTCAATTGCTATTACAAGATTTTTTTTATCATGAACAATTCAATACTATTCTTATGGTTTTAACAAGTTTCTTAATAAATGTTTTACAAACCAATGGTATTTCATTTATAACTGCAAATATAATTAATAATGTTCAACATGGAAATAAAAATAGTGCTTATTTTTATTATAAATTTTTTATTGCTATTTCAATAACGTTTATTATATTATTTTCATGTTATAAATATTTTCAAAATAAACTAATGACAAAATTAAGACAATGGATAAGACAACAATTAGTAAATGTTATGTTAACTGTAAATAATGAAAATTTTTCAGAGATAAATTTTACGAAATTAAATTCCCCCATCAATAGAATATCATCGATTACATTCATGATTTTTAATGATATTATTACATTTTTAATACCTAATATAACTTTTTTAACAATTATTGCACTTTATTTCCTTTATAAAAATAAAACATTTGGCTCAGGATTTATAATAGGAAATATTCTCATTGTTTTATATTTGGTTTCGTCTATTAATGATATGTTGAAACATAACAATACTTACGAGAAATATGTTACAGACACTGAATCGTATTTGCAAGAAATATTGAACAATATAGATAAAATTATTTATCGCGGTGAGGTAGATAATGAAATTAATGTTTTTTCGGATAAAACCAAGAAAAGCATAAATCATTCCTTTAAATTTTACTCGAATACTAGTTTTCATGGAATCATCATGTTATTAATTGTTTACTCTATTATATTTTTATCTATTGGATATTTAATTTATTTATATTTTAATAAGCAGATAGATGCAACAACATTTATAGCATTCTTCACAATTATGTTATTGTATCGTGATAGGATGATGGGCATAATAAACCAAATACCTGATTTTATAGAATTTATGGGTAGAACAGACTCCGTATTAAAACATTTTAAAGATATGGAAAATTATTATGATATTAAACAAAAAATATATCATACTGTAGATTTAGAATTTAAAACTATTCGTTTTGAAAATGTTACGTATAAATACAAAACAAGTGATATACCTGTTTTTGAAAATACGAATATTACTTTGCATACAGATAATAAGATTATAGGTATAACAGGATTATCTGGTAATGGGAAATCAACTTTTGCTAAGCTTATATTAAAGCTTTATAAATGCAATAGTGGAATAATATATATTGATAATAAAGATATAAGCAATATTGATCCATATTATATCCGTAAAAACATAATATACGTAAACCAATCTTCCAAATTATTTGATAAAAAAGTAGTTGAAAATATGTTATATGGCTGCGAAGATCCAGAAATATGTAAAGAATATTTGAATGAAATTATGAAATATGATAAAATTAAAGAATTATACCGTAAGGTTGATATTTATAATAAACAATCGGGTGCATTGGGTGAGAATTTATCTGGTGGACAACGTCAAGTCATTAATATTATTAGTGGTTTAGTAAATCCATCTAAGATTTTAATATTAGATGAACCTACAAATGCACTAGATAGTGATTTAAAGTTAGAAGTATTACAAATCATACGTGATTTCCGTAAATATAAAAAATGTATTATTATTATTACTCATGATAAAGACGTGTATGGGCTATTTGATGAAAAATTACAGTTATAAACATTTGTTATTATAAAACATATATTATGTTCGAAATGAAATAAAAAAATGGCTTTCATTAGTATATTTAAATGGAACAAACATTACCTCCTAGTTTTCGATCTCTTATATCAGATTTTGTCAATGATTTATCTATTACTTATTCAGATTACCGTTACTTATGGAGTAAGTGGGCTGAACCAGAGATAACAGATGATGAACTTCAAGGTTTATTTGATTATTGTATCAAGGTATATCCTGAACGATTTTTTGATATTATATATCAAAACGATGAAATATTTAGCGAGGATAGCGAAGTAAATAGCTATTTTTTACCGAATGTAAGTTTTAAATTCTTATATAACTGTCAGGATGTTACAGAAAATACGAAAAAAGCATTGTGGAAGTATTTGCAGTTGATTTTATTTACTATTGTTGGAGGAGTTAAGGATAAAGCAAATTTTGGTGATACAATGAATATATTTCAAGGAATAGATGAGAATGAGTTACAAGATAAGTTAAAGGAAACTATGGGTGGCATCACTGATTTTTTTAGTAACATGGAGAATTTCATGGATAACGCTACTGAAAACACAAATGATGAAACACCGAATGATTCTAATAAGCCACAACAAGAACCGAACAGAGAGCATTTTAGAAATATGTTTGAGAATATGGGTGGGATGCCGAATATGGAAAACATCCAAGACCATCTTAAGAAATTATTCGATGGCAAAATTGGTAAGTTAGCACAAGAAATGGCTGAAGAGTTATCAGGAGAATTTACTGATTTAGTGGGAGAAGATATTAAAGATGCCACAAATACACAGGATGTTATTAAGAAGTTAATGAAAAATCCTAAGAAAATTATGGATTTAATGAAGAAGGTAGGTGGTAAATTAGATTCTAAAATGAAGAGTGGTGAAATATCTCGTGAAGAATTGATGAAGGAGGCAGGTGATATCTTAGGAAAGATGAAAGATATGGGAGGTCAAGAACAGTTTAATGAAATGTTTAAGAAAATGGCGAGCAGTATGGGTGGATTAGGAAAAAATATGAAATTAGATATGAATGCATTAAATAGAATGACACAACAAGCTACTACTCGTGATAAGATGAAGTCAAAGATGGAACAAAAGAAGAAAATGCAAGCGGATGAATTAGAGAAACGAAAACAAGAGATTCGCGAGCGTTTGGAACAACAACAGAGATTGGCTGCCAATTATTCGTTAACTAGTACTACAGAGCCCAATAATTTTGTATTCCGTTTAGACGGCGAAGAAAAACAAGAAAAATCTTTATCGAACCATTTTGTTCATCCAGATCTATTAAAAGAGTTGGAAGAGGACGATAAAAAGCAGGTGGATAGTGCAAATAAAAAGAAAAAAAAGAAGACTAAGAAATAAGTATTCCAAAGAACTCATCTATATTTAATGGAAAAAGTTTTTTACATTTTGATAAAAATAGTTTAGTAATATATAGAGAATGTCTGAACCGGCCCCTGCTACTCCTACCCCTACAACAGAATCTGTTCCTGCTGAAGTAAAACCTGATATGCCTTCTCCAGCGCCTGAATCCGCGCCTGCACCAGCGCCTGCGTCAGAGCCTGCGCCTGAAACTGTACCCCCTGCAGTTACAACAGGTGGAAAGAAATTATCAAAGAAGGCGGGTGGAAAATCTAAAAAGAGCCGTAAATTGAGTGGTCCTGCCAAAGAATGGGCCAATTTAGTTAGCCAAGTATTTAAGGATGGAAAGGCCAAAAACCCGAATTATAAATTCAAACAAGCATTGAAGGATGCTTCTAAGTTAAAGAAGAAGAATAATAAGACAGCGAAAAAATAAAAATTTTATCTACAGATTATACAAATGGGATTATTTAAGTACATAAATTTTACTGTATTTTTAGTAAGTTTAGTCTTCGGATTATTTGCAGTATACATGACTGCTCCTGATACTCGTAAAATTTATGTTTATCCTACACCAGAAAATGTAGATATTTTACAATACAGAGATAAAACAGAAAGTTGTTTTTCATTTGTCCAAAATGAAGTAAGTTGCCCAAAAGATTCAAGTAAAATATCAAAAATTCCAATGCAAACATAATTTAATTTTTTATTATACTAATGTATAATATAGAATGAATGTTAAACGGCTATTAGATACAGAAATAGGAAGAGTTGTTATATCCACAATATTAGGTTTAGGTTTAGCAAGTTTATTTAATAAAGTTTGTAAAGATAAAAACTGTATTGTATTTAATGGACCTATTATAACAGAATTTGAGGGAAAGGTATACAAGCATGGTGAAAAATGTTATACCTATTCTTTAAATCCAGCCAAATGTGATAGTACAAAACGTATCATCGATGTATCCGATCCGAATGAAGGTAAAGAAAAACCATTATTTTAGAAAAATTATATTGTAGGAAGGTTTAAAAGGAAATCTAGGTTTCCTTTATTCGTTAAACTATACAATCTTTAGTTATTTGATATTGTATAGTTAAAAATGGAAAATATTACACGTATTGTAGATTTACCAGATAATTCTTCGGGACCAACAAATACATTTAATCCTAATTTACAACAATCTCCTCTTACAAATGGTTATGTTCCAATTAATCTTCACCCAAATCCGTATGGTATTTCAGCACAAAACCCGATTATGCCTCCACCACAACAACAAGCACCTGTTCAGCAACAATTATCTGAAGAACAAAGACAACAATTATATCAAATTCAACAACAACGTTTACCATCTAGAGATATTCCACAAGACGCTGCAGGACATATTCAAGATGAACAAGTGAAACCAAACTATATACCACGTCCTAAACAAAGCACAGATTTTGTTCGAGAACATGAAGATATGACAGAGAAAAATTTAAGAGAATATGAAGAGAAAAATAGAAAGGAAAAGAAATTAGATCTACTTTTAACTGAGTTTCAAACACCTATTTTTATAACCATATTGTTTTTCTTTTTTCAATTACCTATTATCAATACACTTATATTTAAAAAATTTTCATTCTTATCCATACATAATAGTGATGGAAACTTTAATATGAATGGTTTAATATTTAAAAGCATTTTATTTGGTTTATTTTATTATATCGCACAAAAATTCACAACTTTTATAAGTGAGTTTTAATAATGTAAAAACTTTTTCTTATGTAACATTCTACGAGCTTTTGCAGATATTCTTCTATATTTATCTTTATTTCTAAGTGTTTTATATTCTTCAGCGCGAATATATGCAGCATATACACCTTTACGATTTCGTTTGCAAGTATTACGTGTACAAATTGGGAAACTTTTATTAGGTCCTAAGAAACATTTTTTACCACATTGTTTTAACATAACTGTGCGATCATGATATCCTGGTTGTTGTTTAGACCAATCTTTTAAATATGCACCTCTTCCTTGAGTATTTGTTATGTTTTGAAAACGAACTCTGTTTTTTCTAGTTTTGCCACCAGTTTGTGATCTTGTATTTAGTGATTGTAATCTTGATAAATATTCTCTTCCTAAATTTGCAGCCATTTATAATAACTTTATATTTTTATTATAAATATTACTTACTTTTTAATGAAATTTCACTAGACAATGGTATTTGTGTTTTTTTATCAAGATAATTATGAAGCATCTCTGGATTCTTTACAGTTATATCCACGGATTCTACATCAACCAATCCTAAATTTAATATTATATCTAATGGAATTACTTTTTCACCTATTTTTAATTCATTACCATTTATGGTAATCATAAAATTATTATTAATTGAAATTTTATTTAAAGTTGGGCCGGTTAGATTTACATTTTCTTTTGGATTTCTAGTCACTTTAATATTTGTAATATTATTTGCTATAAAACCATAGCCTGAGTTTATAATGGAATTAAAATCTAATCCTTTATACTGTGTATTATCAGAAACTTTGGAGATAATCTTACCAGGGAAAGAAGCACGTTTTGTAATATCTTGTTTTAATATAGGGTTTATACCTATATCTACTTTATTTGTATTTTTTAAATAGTAGTTTATAAATCCATTAAAATCAAAAGGTTGTCCATTTACTGTAAATTTAATATTGTTTATAGTAATTCTTGCAAAATTATCGCCTATATTTGCAGTATCATTTATGAATGTAAGAGATGTTATGTTGTTTAAATATAATAGAAATGGCGTTATTAAACTATCAATAGGACTCATGGGGTTGTTATTTGTTGATTGTTGTGTTAAAACACCTGTTAATCCTTCAATATGATTACTATAATGTTGTAAATAATAAATGTATGAAAATAAAAGGAGTATAAGTATTACTAAAATAATTACATACGTTTGTTTCTTCATTGTATTATATATAATATTAGAATAAAAATTTTTACTCTAGGTTTTTCTTAGTTTTTTGTTTTTTATGAAGAAGACGTAAAACCGGGTGTAATTTTTCATAATTTTTTTTTGTCTTTTGTTTTTCTAAAACAACTTGTGTGGATGGCTTATTTTTTTCATATTCATCAATATCCTTTTCTAGACCAGATCCTGGTTCATATTTTAAAAACCACATATTATATTCTTTTGATCCACGTTTGTCAGATAGTTCTCTATATTTTTCAGCTTTTTCAGATCGAATATCTTCTAATGTTAATTGTTTGCCGTAACAATCAATGCTGAATCTTTTTAATAAACCTTTTTGAGCAAGACGATTATTATCTTCTACATCAAATAAAAATTTTGCCATACAAATAAGACGATCTTTGTTGTAATATTTATTGTTTACGTATAGAAACCCTAAGTAAAATGTTAAAATTGTATCTATTGTTGCAACTTTAATTTCCTTATCATCAATAGTAATATTATTATAACTATGACAAGCTATCGGTTTATAGATATAAGCAATTGTTTCCTTATCAACTTTTATTTCGTAATGCATCGGTATTATTTCTCCAATAGGTGGGTGACTAATAATATTTATCTTTTTAAAATGTTCACGCATAAGAGATTCCTTTAAAATGGTTGCGCATTTGCTAGGCTCTTCAGATAAAACATCAAAATCCGGTATTTTTCTGACAACACGTTTTTCACTATCCTGCATATACTTGGAATATAAACTTGTAGCATATCCACCAAAAAATATTACTCCTTGATCAATAAATGAGTTACGTGTAGTAATATAAAGTCTTTCTGCCTCATCAGAATTAGAATCCATATTTCTTTGAAAATCAATTGTATTACAAGACGTAGAAGATTTTAATGGATAATATTTATTTAATAAGGATAATCGTTTGAAAACTTTTTCCCAACGTGAAACATCTCCGGCTGGTCTTGATAGTTCTAAATACATAGACATTCTTAGAAAATTGGGTGGAGCATAGTGTATTCCGGCAACAACAATGGATTCTTTTAAAACAGTTTTATATAATTCAGGGTGTAAATAAGTGATATCAGCAATGGGGATATAATTTACAAATACCTTAAATGTGCCATAATGTACACCGGCTTTAGCTTCCACATCAATATACCCTTCACTGTAATAAATATCGGCTAATTCTTTTGCATCTTCTAATGAGTTTGGGGAATAAAAGTCATAATCTGGTATTTCTATGTCACGATTATAGAATTGGGCAAATTTGGGTAAGATATTATTAATGGCTGTGCCACCATAGCAAATTACTTTTTTACGTATGATAAAATCCTCAACAATTTTTAATAATTTTTTAACCTCTTCACTATTCGCTACTTTTGTACCTCTGTCTTTTTCACTTTCATCCACTGCATGTCTTAATATTTCTAATTCGCAATCATGAAACGTCATATCATCTCGACATAAATCGGAATTAAATTTTTTATATATCTTATTTATTGGTAACTGTGAATTGATTTTTTTGTTTATTTTCCCCATATATCTATTTCTTCTTATATAAAATACATATATTTTATCATCCTAAATTACATAGTAGTATTTAATTATTAAGATTTTTGAAATAAGTAATAGCATTTGCTAAAGGTACAAATGCAGTTAGATTAGAATCAAAGAAATCTTCATAACTCTGTAAAAATTTATCATTTTTATAAAATCTATAAGCTACTATTTGTGATGAGTATTTCAAAATAAAATCATTAAGATCGGGATTATTTGAATTTTCATTTTTAGTATTTGGTATAACGTATTTCATAGTTCGAATGTCTGTGCGAATATTATCGTCTTTAATTCTAATAGGTATAATACATTGTTCCATTACTTCAGAATAACGTAATAAATTTAATACTTCGCTACCGGTTTCTATATTGATATAATCTGTTAAATCATAACAAGACGTATTATTCATATCACAACTGGTATAATTTTTATAATCGCGGACAATAGTTTTATCCATACAAATAACTATTTTTCCCATAATATCTGATAAAGTGGTTTTACTATCTATCTTTATTGCAGGATAAGGGGTTTGTGAAGCAGTAGTATCAACATAGAGTTTTTTACCAATAGTAATGTCTATTGCTGATGCAACAGCTTTATACACGTCTTTATTATTTGATTTTATTCTTAAATTAATAAACAAGGGATCATTGATATTTGGACAAGGCATTGAAAAAGCATGATTTACAACAGTAGTTAATACATTATTTAATAAAAGACTATTTTCAGTATTTATAGTTGTAAACGTATTATCTGTTGAATATGCTACTCTTGGTGTATATTTAGTAATTGCGTTATTTTTATCATCATAAGTAGTTTCACCTATATAAAATATTTCAAAATCAAGAAATCTGCAACCTCTATTTAATACATAAGAAATCATATCTAAATTTACATAATTACCAGTTAGCGCAGTATTATATGATGTTTTAATACAAAAATCACGTAACGGTAAAAAACTATAATTTGGACTACTATTTTCTATTTTAACAGGAACACTATTTTGTAATTTTGATATTTCATTATCAATTGAAGTGCCGAACAAAGAGAAATGTTCTGTTTTTTCTATATTCGCTTTAATTTCCATTCTTGTTTTAAGTAATCTCCATAAAATATAGGTGAATATTATGATAATAACTACTATTAATATCTTTTTTATTAAATTCATGGAACTATATATTCTATAAACAAACTAAAATAAAAAATATATATTAATTCATATATATAAAACATGGCAGGTGGTTTACTAAATATTATATCTGTAGGAAATAATAATGTATTCTTAACAGGAAATCCTAGTAAAACCTTTTTTAAAGTATCCTATTCCAAATATACGAATTTTGGATTACAAAAATTTCGTATTGATTATGATGGTTTAAGAGATCTTCGTTTAACTGATACTTCAGTATTTACATTTAAAATACCAAGATATGCTGAATTATTAATGGATACATATCTTAGTGTAACTATACCGGATATATGGAGCACAGTGTATAATCCAACTCGTGATACCAATTTGGATTGGGTCCCTTATGAATTTAAATGGATTAAAGATTTGGGAACACAAATGATTAAGCAGGTAGACATAACATGTGGTTCAACATTAATACAATCATACACAGGTGAATACCTAGCAGCTATGGTGGAACGAGATTTTACATCAGAAAAAAAAAAATTATTTAATGCAATGACTGGAAATACTCCTGAATTTAACGATCCCGCAAATTCCTTTGGTAGAATAGAAACGTATCCAAATGCTTTTTATACTAAAAATTCTGCTGGCGCAGAACCATCTATTCGTGGTAGAGAACTCTTAATTCCTATTAATACATGGTTTACGCTAAATTCAGGTTGTGCATTTCCACTTATAGCACTTCAATATAATGAATTATACATAACAGTCACACTACGCCCAATAAACGAATTATTTTTAGTGCGTGATCCTTTTGATAATCAATATCAATATCCATATGTACAACCAGATTTTACCAAAAATCGTTTTCAGATGTATCGATTTTTACAAACTCCACCTAGTGTTTATTTAGATCCATCGAGTAATCCTACTTATATTGCCCAAAATTATTCAAATACGTGGAACGCTGATGTTCATTTACTTTCTACTTATTGTTTTTTATCCAAAGAAGAAGCAAAACATTTTGCAGCAGAAGATCAAATTTATTTAGTAAAAGATGTGATGCGTTATAATTTTGAAAATATAACTGGAACTTCGCGTGTGCAATTATATTCATCAGGTATGGTATCAAGCTGGATGTGGTTTTTTCAACGTAACGATATATATTTAAGAAATGAATGGTCAAATTATACGAATTGGCCATATTCTGATTTGCCTTCTAATATTACTATAGGACAACAAGGGTCATCAAATTCAGAAGTAGTTTACTTTTTAAAGACTTTAGGAACTACGCAAGTAGATATATCTTATGGAATAGATGTCCATCCAAACGGAGAAGTCACGACTGGCATAAATATTACTGGCGATTATCACCCAGAAAATCGAAAAGAAATACTAAGCACTATGGGAATATTATTAAATGGAGAGTATAGAGAAAACATATTAACGAATGGAGTATATAACTATGTTGAAAAATATACTAGAACACCAGGTTTTGCTAAGGAAGGGCTATATTGTTATAATTTTTGTTTGAATACAAGTCAAACAGATGTTCAACCATCAGGAGCAATAAATTTGAGTAACTTCAAAACCATCGAGTTGGAAATAACTACGATTTCACCACCACTTGATTTAGTAAACTCTTATTACGATATGATATGTGATGCTTGTGGAAATACAATTGGTGTTCGAAAAGCTAACTGGAAATTATACGATTATAACTATAACTTAACACTATATGAAGAAAGATATAATATTTTATCATTTATTGGTGGTAATTGTGGTATGATGTATGCCCGTTAGATATAAAAATCCCTTATTTAGATAGTCTAATAAAATTAAGATAGAATTATATATTATATTGAATACCTGTATAATATATAATGTTGGAATTAAACAAAGAAACTATAGAAGATAAGATATTTAGTGAAAAAAATGGTAATTTTCAAACTATGAACATGATACATAAATTAAAAAAAATTAAAAAGAAAAGAAAACAAGTAGAAAATATTAAGAAAATGGAATTTCCAGAGGTACTTTCAAATGTTAAAAAAGAAACAGCCGAAACACCCATGGAAAAGAATACAAACACAATTGAGGGGTTTCAACGATTTAAATTTGAACATGATGACTGGGATGGATATGATAATGTTAAAGATACCAAGGGTAAAACATCATTGAAAGACCCACGCCAAATTATTATAGATTTTATTAATTATGTTTATAACACTATTGTTTCATATAATCGCAAGTTGGCATCGAATATTGCTGATAAATTATCGAATAATGTGAAAAAAAAAGAAAATAATAAAAATGTAGATAACATTAAAGTCGATAGTAATAATGATAACAGTGCGGGTGTAGGTGTTAATGAAAAAGATGAAGAATTAATGTATAAATATATTTGTCTGTTTGAGGCTATTTTATTCAGTAGTTTTGTAGTAAATAACTGGTATTACTTAATGTTCTATAATAACTTTAAAGATGGAGAAAAGAAAGAATTATTTGATTTTTCAGTAGATAGAATTAAAAATCTAAGTGATGATTTTTTATCCAATAAATTCTTAAAATACATATTACTTTACTTTATTGAATATGCTCTGTTTTTTCCCGATAAATTACAATACTTTATTATTGATATTGTTCCAGGGTTCTCGTCGAGGTTTTTAAATCATACACTTTGTTATATTTTACTATTTTTATTCATACTTTACATTAGTTATTATTTTGCATCAGGGTTTAAGAATTTTTTAATCGACGTTATTAATGTAAATTATAAAAATTTCTTAGTATGTCTGATGTATATTACTGTAATTATTATATTTTTTATTCCAGAGGTTAAACCTTCTCTTAATGGTGGAGCAGAAGGATCCAATGGTAATGCTTCTACAACAGTATTTAAAATCATTTGGAATTTTATACGGTTTTTGATTATAATATCCATTAGTTTACCTTTGGGAGGATTCTTTTGTTTACTATACTTTTCATTTTATTCATTGTATGCTATGTTATATTATTATGACTGGGATGTTTGGAAACTTTCAGAAATGTTCAAAGACGTATTAAGTTTTATTGATAATAAGAAAATAAGTATAATTGAAACAGAGGATAGTAGTTTGTTTGAAATGATTATAATAAAAATTAATCAATATTTGGAATATTTATCGGATAATTTCTTCGTCATCGTATTTTTAATCGCATTTATCTATTCACTAGCTGATTCGTTAAAAAATATTACAAATAACACACTTCGATCTTCATTATATTTCATTGATATTTCATTTATTTTTATGATCATTATATTTTTGCTATATTTAATAAAAGCGAAATTTAATATAACTTCATTTACAGATGCCATAGATGTATTAAAGAATATAAACAATAAAACTCCTATCGAGAAGAACTATGATTCTTCAGCAAATATATTTTATTTTGTAAATTTGGCAAATTATGGGTTGTCTTTAGGAGTTATCGGGTATTTAATAATAACCTTTATTGGATACAATAATAGTAAATAATTTAATTACAGTTGTAAATTATTTAGAAATTAGAATCGTTATTTCATAATAATAACATTATTTTAGTATTGTAATGACAAATAAAAAAAAATCCGCTGAGAAAAAAGATATCTCTCAAAAAATAGGCGATAAAGAATTGCCGTTAGTAAGTGTATGCACACCTACATTTAATCGTCGCCCGTTTATACAAAATATGTTTCATTGTTTCCGTAATCAAACTTACCCGAAACATAGAATAGAATGGATTATTGTGGATGACGGAACAGATAAAATCCGTGATTTAGTAGAATCTTCAAATATACCACAGATCCGATATTTTGAGGTTGAAAAAAAGATGACTTTAGGGGCAAAGAGAAACTACATGCATAGTTTTGTTCGGGGTTCTATTATTGTATATATGGATGATGATGATTATTATCCACCAGAACGTATTGAAGATGCTGTTGAGAAATTAGAGGCAAATCCAAAGGCATTATGTGCTGGTTCTAGTGAAATTTATATTTATTTTAAACATATTCAAAAAATGTTTCAATGCGGTCCCTATGGTGAGAATCATGCTACAGCTGGAACATTTGCTTTTCGTAAAGAACTATTACAACAAACAAAATATGAAGAACATGCTGCTTTAGCTGAAGAAAGAGCATTTTTGAAAGATTATAGCATTCCTTTTGTTCAATTAGATCCTATGAAATCCATTTTAGTATTTTCACATGAGCATAATACATATGATAAACGCAAAATGCTTGATAATCAACACCCCAATTTTTTCAAAGAATCTGATAAAACAGTGGATATGTTTATCCGAAAAGAAAATGAACAAAATATTAAAGACTTTTTTTTAAGGGATATTGATAAATTATTAGAAAAATATGAACCAGGATTGCCTCATATGAAACCCGATGTTTTAAAACAAATGAAAGAAATTGAGGCCGACCGTGAAAAGATGTTACAAGAAGAAATTAAAAAGATGCAGAATAATGCACCTATTATGTTACAAAGACCAGGACAAGAACCAATACAATTATCGAATCAAGAAGTTGTAAATATGATACAAGAACAACAGCAAAAAATGAATCAACTTATACAAAAAAGTAGTGAATATGAGAATATGATTATGGTTTTACAAAAGCAACTGATTGAGAAAACTAAAATGGTACAGGATTTATCAAAGGGTAAGGGTATAACTGTAAGCGAAGTATCTTCGGAATCAAATAAAAACACGGAAGAATTAGAAACTATGGTTACTATGTTACAAAAACAATTGATTGAGAAAACTAAAACCATAAGAGAGTTAAATAATGCGAAATCTACACAAAATACAGATGAATTAATCAAGCAAAATAACGAACTACAAAAAATGCTAGGTGTTCTTCAGCAACAATTAATAGAAAAAACTATTGCATTAAAAGATGCATTGAAATCCAAAGAAAAAATGACAAGAATACCAATAGAAGTAGTTGAAAATTCTGTTCCAGTACGTAGAAGTAAAAGCGATCCCGAAGTAATTGTAGACATAAATGTTTGTTAAATTATTGACATAATAATCTATTTCAATAATTCGTTTAGAATTCAATATAAATAAATAACGTCATAATAGTATAATAATGAACTCTATTAATATTAACTCAATATTTGAAAGAGAATCCATAGCCAATGAAATAAAACAAATATTATTATCTTTTGATGAGAATTATAAAAATATCAATTTTAAAAAGGGAATTTATATTTATGGTTCTCCGGGTTGTGGCAAGACACAATTTGTTATGAACATTTTAAAGGATCTTGATTATGATGTAATTAAATATGACGCAGGTGACGTTCGTAATAAAGGGTTAATTGATACAATAACAAGCAATAATGTTTCGAATCGAAATGTATTACAAATGATGACAAAGAAAGTAAAAAAAATAGCTATAGTAATGGATGAAATTGATGGTATGAATAATGGTGACAAGGGTGGTATAACAGCGTTAATCAAAATTATACGTCAAAAGAAAACAAAGAAACAGCGCTTAGAAAACGTTACAACAAACCCTATTATTTGTATTGGAAATTACTATATTGATAAAAAAATAAAGGAGTTAATCAAAGTTTGTAATACTTTTGAATTAAAAACACCCACAACAAATCAAATACAACAAATTTTAAATATAACTGTTCCGCCTATTATGAATGTAAAAACCAGTTATAAAGATAGTATTTTAAAATATATCCAAGGTGATATGCGTAAATTATTATTTGTGAATGAAGTACTAACAAAAAAGCCTAACCTAATAACTGAAGATACAATCGAAAACATATTTCATGCAAAATCATATAATGAGGACTCCAAGAAAGTTACAGAAATTTTAATCAATAATGATATTCATATGGAAGATCATAATAAGTTTATGAATGAAACAGATAGAACTATCGTAGCATTGTTATGGCATGAAAATATAGTAGATGTCCTTCAGAATAAAAGCATAAATAAGAGTTTTCCATTCTATTCTAAGATCTTAAAGAATATGTGTTTCGCAGATTATATTGATAGAATTACGTTTCAAAGCCAAATATGGCAGTTTAATGAGATGAGCTCCCTAATGAAGACATTCTATAACAATAAATTATATCATGATGAATTTCCTGAAAATAAGAATAACTTTAAGCCATCTGAAGTACGTTTTACTAAGGTTTTAACAAAATATTCTACTGAATATAATAACATACTTTTTATTTATAATTTATGTCAGGAATTAGATTTAGATAAAAAAGATTTAACTACTATGTTTCAAGAATTACGCCTATATAAGGGTGGTGATTTTTCGAATCAAACAGATAAACTTATTGAAGTAGAGAAAATGTTAGAAAATTATAACATTACAAGACTAGATATAAAACGCATGTATCGCTATTTAGATAAGAACGTGAAAAAAGATACTGCAGTTGATGATATAGATGATGAAGAAGATTGATAAACATGTAACGTTGCCTTTTCACTCAAATCTGCCTATTTCATGTGCAGATTAAATGAGAAAAGGTATAAAAAATTGAACACTTTTTGTTTGTAATATAATACATTAAAAACAAAAGAGAATGTCACGATTTCTGAATGATGATATATGGAATGAAGCATCTGATGAGGAGGATTATCACTATGAGGACCCTCATCATTATCAAGATAAATACCTTTATGATTACCAATGGTACCATGAGAACTTTCCAGAGGAATGGGCAGTAAATCATAAGGAAGGAACTGGACCAGGACAATGTATGAATTGTGCGGATTATGGCTCAATTAACGGTATCTTTATTGGATATTGTGCAAATTGTGCTGACTACACGTATTCTGGTGAGAGAGGAAGAGGATTCATCGATGTAGGTGTTGAATTTTCTGATCCGAAAGTATTGTGTTTCCAGAGTGTATTTGATACCTATTTGAAGGATGTTGATATTTGGGCGATTCAGGCAATTGATGATGAAAGTGAGGAAACAAAAGAAGATTTAAATGATGTTGAATATCCGGAGGATGATGATATGTGTGAAGATGATACTCATATTGGTATTATGAGTCCTCATTTTGAGGGTGGTTACAATGACTTTTAATTCCATAAAATAGGATTAAATCGACCTTGTTTTTTTATTCGAATTTTTTGTTGACGTTCTACGTAATGATAATGATCTTACCTTTCTAGTTTTTCTACTAGATTTCGTATATCTAGAATCTTGACGAAATGATATAGCGTTCATTTCTTGAATCACATCTGGGTGAATAGCGGGTTCACCAATACGACGAGGCACTTCACTAGGTTTTAAATCACTAGGATTAATCGTATCACAAATAAATTTATTTGCGGAAAGATGTTCAGAATCACATACATCAACAGATTTATACAGCTTTAAAAATATACGTAAACATACAGCAACATCGACTAACGCATTATGTAGTTGACCATTCGATTTTTGGTGAAACATAATTTGATGTGCAGTTTCTAACCTAGGATTTCGAATTTTACGTTTCCCGTAGTTATCTAATGTATAATCGATAACTTCTTGTCCAGTTTCATCTTTTACGACACCATTTATATCATAAACATATTTTGGTAAATTACATATTTTTCTAGAACTATTTAATGTACAATAGCGTTTGCTCTTATCCCATAATAGTTTTTGTATAATTTCACGCATTTTCCTTTTATCAGCATCAGTAGTTTCTGGATCACGAATTAATAGGGTTAATTCAGCACAAACTACATTAATATCAAATTGGACGTTATGACCTACTACGAAATCTGCTTTATCAAAAAATTGGATAAATGATTTCATAGCGGATCTAATATGAATACCCTTTTCTTCCAAGTCTTTATCTGTGATTCCGTGAACCGCTGTTGAATCAGGCGGCACTAATTCGCCTGACTTTAATTTTACTAATTTATCATAAAATGCAAGTTGTTTCATTTTTCCTGTGTCATATAGAATAAAAGCTAATTGTATTATTCTTGGCCATTCCTCTGCTTTTGCACCATTTTTTTCATTAAAATAACGTTCTCCGGCTGGGGGTTTTCCTGTTGTTTCTGTATCAAAACATAAAATAATAGGACTCGGAGCGACACTCGGAGCGACACTCGGAGCGACACGCGAAGACATATATTTTATAAATAGATTTTTTATTTATAACATATTTAAGATTGTATTCTTAACGTGCAAATTTACTAAAATCAGAGTTCAACGGTAAATAGTTGCTGTCGCCTTTACTAGGTAGTGCTCCATAGTAAGAGTATTGATCACCTGATTGAGTACCAGTTGTTGTTCCATAAGGGGATTGGAAAGCCCCTTCTGTTCGATTTATTGTTAGTGGTTTACCATTTGGCCCTGTTGTAGTTGTGTTGTCACTACCATATACGTTATTGTTTATAAATGTTGGATTTTTCTGTGTTAAAATGTCTTTCACACCAGATCCAGCACCCTTAATTAATCCTGTTACATCATGAGCTATATCTTTAACACCAGATCCAGCACCCTTAATTAATCCGGTTACGTTATCTGATACATTTGTAACTATATTTTCAGCAGCGCCTATGGTTTTCCCTGCAACATATCCAACATCGTTCATTCCTGTAGTTACTACACCACTAACTGAATTTGGATTATAATTTAAGGAGGGTCTATTATCAATATTATTTTTATTAGTTACTGGGACAGCACTATTACTACTAGTAGATGATTGTTTAATTGTTATTCCTGAAGAAACAACATTTCCACTAGAATTACAATTGGTGCATGAACCGGAATTGCAATTGGGACAAGCAGGGCATACTGGTGGTACAATTTGAGTTTTTAATAAATAATCATCGGAATAGTTAAATTGCGATTTACTATTATTTTTCCAATACCAATACCATTTAAAATATTCAGACATTTCACTATCCTTCATAGGATTATTCACAACCTGTTTTGATGGTGCGTGATTTGGTCCTTGGTCGATAGTTGAGGCAGTAAAACGGCAAACATTATTTAAGGTAAACCCAACTTTTGTTGCATCTCTATAACCAACTAGAGCAATAATAGTAGTAGTTCCCATTGGTAAATATAATACTGCGTTTTGACCAAGAATATCTTCTACAATGAAGGGTGAAAAAACTACATTGGATACACTATTTGATTGTACATTTCCAGTAGCACTCAATACTCTTGGACTACCATTACGTTGATAAGATGTAATTGATTTACTTTGGCCATCAGATGTTTGTATTATCAAATTTGCATTTGTAATATCATATTTTACATATTTACCAATTTGATATAATTTCTTATTCGGATCATACAATGGTTCAATTACATAGGAATTATTATTTGGGTCACTAAATGGTACATAATTACTAATACGCATTTTATTTGCGGGGTGATGAAATGATGCAACATTGTTATTTGCATTAAAGTAAAAACTAGATACATGAGATCCGAGTGTTTTATTGATAACATGAATGTATGTTTGATCGTTCCAAGGAATATAAATTACCTCATATTTATCGGTATTTAAGGATTGTGTAGGATAAATGTATGAATTATAAGAAGGCAACATTTTAGGAATTGTACTTATTTCTGTATCTTCAGAAATAACTGATGTCCCGTTAATTTTTGATTTAAACGTAAGACTATTTTGACTATCCATACGAGGAACAACATTTGTTGTAGCAATACTGACACCATTAGTATCATCTTTGTTTGTATAGCGAGTAGAATCTACTTCAATTAAATTACCATTCTTTCTGTCAAAGTAAATACTATCATATAGCTTTACTGGAGTTGCAGTTTTCGAATAGGTTGGAATTAACACAAAATCAACTGACTTTTTGGATTGTTGAAATGATACAAACCCCTCTTTAGATAATAATTGTTTTCCTAACACTACAGATATTACTAAAATTAGCAACAATAATAAAAATAAAAACAAGGGTGTAATTTTAATGGATAACATTTTGATATAAAGTATATGACGAAAAATATATGACTGAAATTGAAAAATTGATTTTTAATAAACAGTTATTATTATTGATAAACATTATGGATTCTGAAACTATTGTTGTTGAGAAAAAGCAGCGTCAAAGATTACCTCCGCAAATACTAACACGATTTTATAATGAAGAGAATCAATACGAGTTTGCGTTAGACGAGGCTGGGCGTGGATGTTTATTTGGGAGAGTATTTATTGCATGTGTAGTTTTACCTAAAGACCCTAGTCAATTTGATGGAACTGATATTAAAGATAGTAAAAAGTTTACTTCTAAAAAAAAGATAAATACTGTAGCTGAATATATTAAGAAAAATGCAGTGGCTTGGTATGTTGCATCAGTATCTGAAAAGACAATTGATGATATAAATATATTACAATCAGTGATGCGAGGAATGCACGAATGCATTCGAGAAACCATATCAAAACTAGAGAATGTTGATATGGATAAATGTATGGCAGTTGTAGATGGAAACTATTTCACACCGTATAGGGCATTTGATCCAACTCGAGAATGCATTGGTGAATTATCCCATGTTACTGTAGAACAAGGAGATGCAAAATATATGGGAATTGCAGCAGCAAGCATATTGGCGAAAACAAGTCGTGATGCTTATGTGGAAGAGTTATGTAAAGAACATTCTGAATTGGTCGATAGATATGGTCTAGATACGAATATGGGTTATGGTACAAAGCGCCATTTGGATGGAATTCGGGAACATGGAATTTGTCAATGGCATCGGCGAACTTTTGGTGAAAACTGTAAGAATGCTCAGATAAATGAAATTTAAACCGTTGAAGATTTCAATCCGCAGAGTCGGATTTAATTCTTCGTTGGTTTAAACAAATAATTCTTCTACCTTAGTCTTAGGAACAGTCATGTATCTAGTTTCGCGATCCAATAAACTATACCCAATCAATAATTCTTGTGTGCTTTCCATATATACAAATCCTAATGTATATTCAACCTTCTCTCTTTCGAATGTAAAGATTCTACTGTATCTTTTCAATTCCATCGTCTTTGCGTCTAATGCAACAAATATATGATAATAAAAACGACGATCCTCATAACTTACAAGATGGCAAATAAACCATATCTCATCCCCTACACGTTGACCATTCGTTGACCCTCTTAACCATCTGAAAAAATTGGGTGTGTTGTACTCATTCGTAACCACCATTTTTTTTACAGGATTATTTTTATTATCAATCTTACTTTCTGGATGATCAATAACATTACCTATCTTCAATGGTTGCCATCCATAAATCATCTTCAATTCACGATTAGCGTTTTCAAACATTACCCAATTCTTCTCAATATTATGTTGTCCATCAATCTCTATTAAATTTGATAATGTAGAACGAGATTTCAAATTAATAAGACCATGCTCTACTACCATATTTCCGTGTTCAATACCGCGATTTGCATTAAAGTATAATTTCCCATTGTAGCCCATAATTCTGACATCTTCTAACCCTACATATAATCCGTCATACGAACCATTGTACTTTAATTCTGTTTCAGTATCAATATTCCAAGCTGATCTACTAATATCTACATAAGCAACAATATTTTTTGTAACAATATGGGATTGATTAATATATTCGCCCTTATCACCAATGCGATAGTTTACAAAACGCTGATTTACTATCAATACTGATTTATTATTAGGATCTATGCAAATAGACGGTGTGCTCGAGTAAAAATTATTATCAATATGCAATGAATTACCTACCTGTCTAAGTATATTTGTATTGAAGTTTGAAGTACTCATCATATCTTTAAGAACTGGAGTATAAAATTTGTAATTTGATAATACGTTTCTATTTATATCTTCTGGAGTATGAGGATGAGATAATACTTTCATAGAACTGCCAACTACATCTAACTTTTTAGGATTATAATAATATGCGAGTATCGTGAATTCATAATCTAATTTAAAATCATAAACCTCTTTTTCTAAGAATAAGAAATCTGGATTGGGATTTTTCTCTAATTCAGCCTTCGCGATTTCATAAAACGTATACGCAAGAACATATTTATTTACGCAACGGAAATAATGAATTATTTTAAATAAGTTTTCCAAACGTCCAGGGTAAAATTGGTAAGCATCCATCCATGCACAAATAGCATTTGCCATATCACCCATACGTTCATAGCATTTACCAATAGAATAATAAGAATGCCATACTTCTTCGAACCATCCACCAATATTAATACGTTCTTTGTATCTTTCAATAGCATTTTCATTTTGACCTGCATCGCGATAACTATTTGCCAAATAAAACGTATATCTATCATTCTTTGGGTTTTCTTCTAATCCCTTCAATAATAATCGAACATCTCTTTCAAACTTATCGGCTTTAGCTCCACCATCTCCTATATCATCAATAAACAATGTATCTTTTTCGATTTGTTCATATACAGTTCCATTGGTAGTCTTTACAAATTCATGAGTTACCCCCCAATAACTGTATTCTGGATTATTTTTAAGAATACGCACATTTTTATAAAAGAATAAATCTGATCCTTGATATAAATAATATGCATCTTTGGTAAGAGAATTTTTGAAATCCTGGACAGATAAATTAGGGGGAATGCGTAATGTCATGTCTGCATCCATTAATAGAATATAATCAGCATCGGGCATATCATTACATGCTTTCAAAGCAAACGTTCGGTTATAACCGAAATCTTGAAAGGGTTCGGTTACGATTTTACCAGGTATGTTGTTCTTTTCAAAGAAGCTTGTAATTAACTCCACAGTATTATCTGTACTTCCTGTATCACAAATACAGTAACTATCAATTATAGAAACAACGGAATTGAAAAGACGTTCTATAATTCTGCTTTCGTTCTTAACAATCATATTTAGACATAATTTTACCATAGTTCTTTTTTAAAACTATAGGTAGTAGTAATTTAATAGTTTTATATATTATTTTATTCAAAGTATTTTTTCGATAGATATTATAGTTATGTCATTTACTAGATTTCACGATGATCCTTCACGTATAAGAAAACAGATGCAAATAAGTAGTTATTCTGAACGCTACTTTTTAGATACGCCCGGTCAAGGTTTAGATTTGCCATTTATGGAAGATCCTAATATTCGTATGCAAAGTTGGGGAGCTAACTTAGGTGATAACACAATAAATTTAGAAAGCGATTTACGTGGCCTAACACGTAAATTAAATCGCGATTATGTAGATGTGAATGATTATAAACAAAATTCTGTTCATAGCTCACCTACAACATATAGAACTGAACAGCCCTTTGTTGAAGAAAGCAGAGCAACACATCCTGCTTGGACATATAAAGATTTAGAACAACCAAGATGGGAATCTCCTTTTTTAAATCCATTGAATGGTTTAGAAAAAGGTTTCCACGAAAACATCCAAACCCGCATTTTAGAGAAAGACATTTTTGTCCCTACTATTCCTAGTATTGAAGGAATTCATGATAATCAATATTATTTAACTGGCAAATCTATTTGTACTGTTGGTGATGAAATTGGATGCCCTGGAACATTATACAAAAACACAATACGATAAATCTAATAATTAATATATAAGAATATATTAATTATAATATATACGAAATGGAAATAGCTATTCCCGGTGTTGCCTTAGGATTATTATATATTGTTTCAAATCAAAAATCAAAAAAAGAGAACTTTAGAGATCGTAGTTTATTACCAAACACGGATATTCCAAATCGTAATTATCCTGACGAATTACCTGTAGTATCTCCAGACACAGATCAAACATCCCAATTATCAACAACAAACCGTTATGATAACGGAGGTGGAGTTTACACAGACAAATACTTTAATCCTAATATGAATAAACAAACTGACGAAAACAAACCTATGGGACAAGAGTTTTATTCTTTAACAGGTGATAAAGTAAATGCTAGCTATTTTGAGCACAATAATATGGTTCCTTTTTTTGGAAGCAATTTAAGAACACGTATTTCTGATGAAAACTCACATGAAGGAATATTAGATAGTTATACTGGGTCCGGTTCTCATATTATTACCAAAAAAGAACAGGCTCCTTTATTTTCTCCTAGCGGAAATCAAGAATGGGCACATGGCGCGCCCAATATGAGTGAATTCTATCAATCACGCATAAACCCTAGTTTACGTATGGCAAATGTAAAACCATTTGAAGAACAACAAGTTGCTCCAGGTTTAGGTTTAGGATATACTACTGAAGGCGCTGGCGGGTTTAATTCAGGTATGATGATGCGTGATAAATGGCTAGATAAGACAGCTGATCAATTACGTGTGGATAATAAACCTAAAGCCACAGGGTTGGGTTTATATGGACACGAAGGTCCAGCAAATAGTTATATTAAAAACAATGCTTCTTATGAGCAAATGGGAGTAATGGAGAAACATTTACCAGATCAAAGCTTTGCTTTGGATACTCGTGACATTAACAATCCTAACTCAAGAGATATTGGTCGTCTTTTTACAACAGGTGGTGTCGAAAAAGGACAATCCATGCGTGCCATTCCGATTGACCGCTATGTAACTCGTCCAGAAACCGCAGTATCTTATGCTGGCGGTGCTGGATATCAAAATGAAGCAGGTTATGTTCCTGGAGAATACATGCCTACTCATAATCAACAACTAGGTGCTCTTCCTTTTGCTGGAGCTAATGCGAATGGTCGCCAATATGCTACTGACGCTGATTATGAAATTAAGGGAAAAAAAGCTTATCCAAATAATCGTACAGTTAATAAACAAGATAGTTACTTTGGAATGGTAAGTGGTAGTTTAGGAGCTGCTGTCGCACCGTTATTAGATATATTACGTCCCAGTCGTAAAGAAAACGTATTAGGAACATTACGTCCTTACCAAAACCCTAGTACAACAGTACCCAATTCCTATATTTTTAATCCAGCTGATCGCCCTGCGCCTACTATCCGCGAAACTACCGAGAGATCATTGAATCACTTGAATGTAAGCAATACTCATACAGATGGCGCTTATCACGTAACAGGTCATATTCCTACTTACACTAACCGCACCGATACTGATGATTTCTATTATGCAGGAGGTGCAGGGGCTGGTGAAGGAATACGTCAACCTACTTCCTACGTATCCGCATATAACCAACGTAATAATGATATTAAATCAAGCACTATTGATGGGTATATGGTTCAAGGAAATATGTCATTGATGAATGGCGACATCAATATGCGCCAAGTTTCTAGAGATAATGTTTTGAAAAATGAACGTGGTGTTATTGGCACAATGCCTTATCAATCACCTGATATAATGAATATGGGAAAAACTGCTGGATCATCAAATAATTTGTATTCCAATATTCAAATGGATAGAAATACTCCTGATATTACAAGTATGTTAAAGGCAAATCCTTATGTTGTAGATTATAAAACTGCATTATAAATTATGTTTATTAGAAAAAGATAATTTTCTAATAAAAATTGTAAAATTATGTTAGATTTACTATCGTTTATTAGACGCATAATCTTTACTGGGTGCAGGTATACTATTAACAATAGATTGTGGTATTGGTGGTGGTGGAACAGGCATACCAGTTTTCGATGCAATAGGTTTTGGATAAATGAATGTAATCTTAATAATATTTATATAAGATTTTAATAGATTCTTAGGATCTGTAGGGATATCTACTTTTATATTAAATGATTTATCATTATTTATATCACTACCATTCATAGACACTGTTCCTATTTTATTATTATTTGTATCATAAATAGTTCCCATTCCGGTTATAATTAAATTTTGATTATTATCTAATACGTTTAAATTATACAAGGAAACTTTTTTGGACGGGTCTGTTGCCTGTTCTAATTCATTTTGGGCTTTTAGATCAGCTATACTGTTTAATTTATACGCAGTTTGATTAAATGATATATCTAATGAAAAACGATTTGGTATTACATCTCCTATATTTATATTTCGCGAAGTGCCTGTAGATTTAGGTTTTATTGCTATATTTCTATCGAGTATATTTCCAGTTGAATCTGTGTTATATGTTGTTTTTATATTCACGATTTCATTCATATCAAAATCTACCGACTTATTTGTTTTTCCAGAGCTTGTTAAAATATTAAAAGACCCAGTTGGAAAAGGCACTATTCTACCTAGTTTACCATTTAATTTCACATTGAGAGCCACTGAAAAATCATCCGCATTATAGTTATTCGCCCCTTCAACGTATCTATTTTTATAAAATAATGTAACTAATGAGATACATAATACAAGGATTAACCCGACTATAACAATTGTATTGATTCTTAGTTTTTTTACCATCTATAATATTCGGATATAATAATTGAACTAAATAAACAAAATAAAATATCACATATTTATAAAGGAATGATTATTAAAACAGAGAAAAAAGATGGTGTTACAATTTATACTGTTGAAAAAGATTACGATGATAATGTGTTAGCTAAAAAAATGGATAAATTCTTGAAACCTGATGATATTAAAGATATCATTAAATCAGATACAGATGTTTATACCGCAGATGGTCGTCTTTTACTTAGATTTAGAAAGAATAAATTAAACAAAGAACACCAAGATGCGTTTTATGAAAATATAATTAAATTTGCAAAGAATGTGTCTGGTCTTCGTGGTAGTGCTTCTGGTAGTAAAAAGAAAACTTTAGGACATGTGAAACAAGTAATGTCGAATATATTTGGTTATTTTGATCGCTGGACACCTAGTCAAAAACTCATCTTTAAGAAATTAGGGAAAAAGCCAGCGATTAACGTACGTGAATGTCGTTTCAATATGGATCATCCTGAACAATATAAACAGACCATACCGTTAATCGAGGATATTGATCGCTGGTACGCTAAATTAACACCTGAACAATACAAAAATCAAAAGAGAAAGGCGAATCAAACTCACTGTACTGTAGGAGATACAGCATTTACTACAATAACTACGAATGTGAATTTCCAAACCGGACTCCATACGGATAAAGGAGATGATGATGAAGGGTTTGGAAACCTGGCTGTCATAGAACGAGGTGATTATACTGGAGCAGAAACATGCTTCCCTCAATATGGAATTGGTGTAGATGTTCGTAGTGGAGATATCTTATTTATGGATGTACACCAACCTCACGCCAATTTACCTATGCATAAAAAATCAGCAGAAACTATACGCTTATCTATTGTTTGCTATTTACGTAAGAATGTATGGTTAAACAGTAAAAATAAGACTAGAAAATTCGTGGAACAACATAATAAAACCATGAAAGC